TTTGGTTTTTTTTTTTTTTTAGTTTCACTTCTACTAAAAGAAGGAGGTTTAGGAAGAGTTTTAGGTTTTTTTTTTTTAGTTTCACTTCTACTAAAATGGAAATTGCCTTTTGTTTGAGATATATTCATATATAAATATATTATATTTTTTTTGAATACCTAAATTAAATTCTATGTATATAGTAAGTATGTCTAAGAAAAAATCAAATAATGTAAAATGTGTATTTAAGAAGGACGATTTTAATAGTGCGGACGGAATGTTAACTTATGTATGGGGGCCAAGTTTATGGCATTTTCTTCATACTATGAGTTTTAATTATCCCATTAAACCTACCAAAGCAGATAAGAAAAACTATATGAATTATATAAAATCATTAGAGCATATATTACCTTGTAGATATTGTAGGGAAAATTTAAAAAAAAATCTTAAAAAAACTAATTTTTCTATGAAAAAAATGAAAGATAGAGAAACATTTTCCAAATATATTTATGACCTACATAATCATATTAATACTATGTTACTTAAGAAAAATACTATTTCTTATGAAGAAGTTAGAATCAGATATGAAAATTTTAGATCTAGGTGTAGTTCAAAAAAAGCAGAAAATAATAATAATAAAAATAATAAAAATATAAAAGGTGTAAACAATATTAAATTTAGTTGTAAGAGAACTAAAAAGTGTATGAAAATGTGTAAATGTATGAATAAAAAAAAAGAGAAGGGATGTACAACTCCTCTGAATGGGGTTAAATCAAAATGTTTAATTCGTATTGTTCCTTTACATAGTAAGAAAAAAACATTTAATATGGACCCTAAATGTATGACAACTGTTAATAATAAATAATAATAATAAATAATAATAATAAATAATAATAAAAATTGATAATATTTTATATATGAATATGACTATTATTATGAATAATTTAACACCTATAACATTTGAAATAGACGATTTTACAAATTGGCAAAAATACCTAGTTGAAGAAGGTTATGTTGTCATAAAAGATATTTTATCATTAGAAGAACACGATACTGTATTTAATTTATTTGAGAATGATATAAATTCAGTATCTTCTGCGTTTGATATTTCGGATTCTTCGACATGGAAAATAGAGAATACTCCTTTAATGTATGGAAAGGGAATGGGTGTTTTCAATGGTTTCGGGCAATCTAATTTTATGTGGGAATTGAGAACCAATCCCAAAATTCAAAATATATTTAAAAAAGTTCATAATTGCGAAGAAATAGTTACTAGTTTAGACGGTTTTTCTTTATTTGTTAATAAAAATCAAAAATCTAAATCTTGGTTACATATCGACCAAAATCCAGTAAATACTATTTATTCAGTTCAAGGTTCCTATAATTTATTTGAAGTAGGAGAACAAGATGCGGGATTTATTGTAAATCCTAAGTCTCACTTAACTTATAAACCGGAAGTGAAACATAAAAAGGATTGGATTATGGTTGACCAAGAAGAGTTTATTGGTTCTGCTACAAAATTAGTAATTCCTGGTAATTGCTTTACATTATGGAATTCTAAACTTATTCACGCTAATGTAGGAATTCCTAAAACCAACCAAACAACACAAGAAAGTATTAATAGATTAACTGCTTATATTACATATCTACCAAAAGAAAAAAGGTCTCAAGAAATATTAGAGAAGAGAATAGAAGCCTATAAGAATGGAAAAACGACTTCACATTGGGCAAATAAATGCGAACTTAAAACATATCCATTTGGATTTAAAACGAGATATGAATCAAGGGGATTTTTAAATATAATTCCTAAATTAAATGAAAACGGTGAAATACCTATTGAAAGATTAAATTTATTATAAATTATTTAGTTGATTTCTTAGTTTTAATTGATTTTATATTTTTATTTTACTAATTTAAAAGTTATTTAGCAAATTCTTATAATAATGACAACTATTTTAAAAAAGTGTTCTGCAACTATTTTAAAAAAATATATATTTAAAAAAAATAATAATTTTTTGCGTAAATTATCTACTAGTAGTAATTTTATTAGTAGTATTTATAATATAGAAAAAATAGAATTAAATAATCAAAATGAAAATATAATTCGGGGTGGAAAAGATAAATATGAACTTTTGCATAAAGGTTTAGAAGGTATAAATAAAATCGGTATTATTGGTTGGGGGTCCCAGGCACCTTCTCAATATCAAAATATAAATGATACTTTAAGGTCAATCGGTTCTAATATAGATTTAAAAATAGGATTGAGGGAAAATAGCACTTCGTATAATAAAGCATTACAGACAAAAGGAGTAAATGAATGTAATATTGGAGAAATGTATGAAGTATTAGAGGAATCAGATATGAATATTTTATTAATATCGGACGCAGCACAATGTGATAATTATGAAAATATATTTGAGAGGTTAAAACCAGGTTCTACTTTAGGATTATCTCACGGTTTCCTATTAGGACATTTAAAAAATGAAAATAGATATTTCCCAGAAGATATAAATGTGGTAATGATGGCACCCAAAGGAATGGGTCCTTCTCTTAGGAAATTATATTTACAAGATAAGGGTATTAATTCCAGTATCGCCATAGAACAAGATATAGACGGTAAAGCAATAGATAGGGCAATTTCTTGGGGTATTGCTTCTGGTTCCCCATATATTTTTGAAACAAGTATGGAAAGGGAATATATAAGTGATTTATTTGGGGAAAGGGCAATTTTATTAGGGGGTATTCACGGAATAGTAGAATATTTATATAAGAAATTAAGTAAGTTTAATGCGAAAGATAAGGCATTTATAATGGCTAGTAAGAATTTAACTACTTTAATAAGTGATAGGATTTCACAAAAAGGATTATTAGGTTTATATAATTCGCTAAGTTATGGGGATAAGTTAATTTTCAGAGATAATTATGAAAAAAGTTATGTTATTTGTAAGGAATTATTTAATGAAATTTATGAAGAGGTAGAAAGTGGGAATGAAATAAGGAGTGTAATATTAAATGGAGATAAACCAATGAGTAAAGTAGATAATGGTGAAATGTGGCAAATATGTAAAAAGTTAGAGGAAAATAATTATAAAGATTATTATGATAAAAAGACAATAGATTTTAGTTTTGACGTTTATTTACAAGACGATTATTATTTTATGTATCATATTTGTCCTAAAACTGCTGGGGTTTATATAGGTGGTATGATGGCACAAATAGATATTCTATTGGAAAAAGGGCATTCTTATTCTGAAATAATAAACGAGACAATTATAGAAGCAACGGATTCATTAAATCCATATATGAATGAGAAGGGAATCGCATATATGATAGATAATTGTTCTACTACGGCAAAATTAGGTGCGAGAAAATGGGCTCCTATACTGGAGAGTTTATTGGAACAGAATATGTTTAATGATAAAGGAAAATTGGGAGATATAAATAAATTTATAGAGCATAAAATACATAATGTTGTAGAAGAATTATATAAATATAAATGAATTTATTGTCAAAGACTTATATCGTCAATTGACTTATATAAATTTATAGTATTAATATAAATGTCAATATTATCAGATGTATTTTATAATTATTTATTTGGTATGAAAAAAATGAAGGAGATAAAAAAAAATGATACTGATAAATTTTATTATTTATCATTAATCAAAGAAACAGAAGGTTGGTCTATACACGGTTTATGGCCACAATATAATAAAAACCAATATCCTTCATTTTGTAGAGAAGTCAATTTTGATATAAATAAATTGGAACCAATATTAAAAGATTTAAATGAGAAATGGTATAGTGAAGATAATAAAAATGAAAATTTTTGGAAACACGAATGGGAGAAACATGGAAGTTGTATGTTTATAGAATTAAACGAATTGGAATATTTTGAAAAAACATTAGAATTATTTGATACTGCTTTACAAATAGATTTACCTGGTGATTTTTATAATGAAGAAACTAAGAAATGTTTAATACCCATTACATTAGATTTTAAATTTGATATATGATTTTTATTATCGTTTCCCCTTTTTTGATTTTGTAGATTTTGTAGGTGTTAGAGGTGGAAATTCATTATTTGAACTTCTACTAAGAGAAGATTTTTTAACACTTTTCTTCTTTCTTCTTTTTTTTTTATTAACTGTTTTACTAGTTTTTTTTGTGTTCATAACTTCTTTAAACCTATTAAGCGCACCTGTTTTTTTAACATTAATATATGAACGCATCATAGCAGTTCGTCTTAATCTATTACTTTCTGGCATTACTTTTACTTTGGTTGACATTTATAATATATTAAAATAAATTAAAATAAAATAATATTTAATTTAAAATCCATTTTTTAATATCTTGTAGTTTTATATTCTTATAAATTTTCATTTATCCTTCTCTTCATATAGTAATATTTAATATAAACGAGGGTCTAAAAGAATTTTTCTAGGATGTGGCATTTATATAATATATTTAAACTAAATAAGAATAAATTAAATCATTTTCATCAATTTTCTTAAAATTAAAATTATTTTCTCTAAGTTTTTCTTCTAATTCTAAATTATATTTAGTTTCTAATCCTACTAATACATTTCCATAATTTTTATTAGTTTTTTTAATATATTCAAATCTGGTAATATCGTCTTTTGTACCTAAAACATTTATAATAAATTTCTTAAGTTCTTTAGGTTTCTGTGAAAATTCTATAATATAATAATGTTTTATACCTAAATAAATCAAGTTTTTCTCTAATATTTCAGGATATCTCATAATATCATTATTTCCTCCAGATAAAATACATACAATATTTTTATCTTTTATTTCCTCTTTATCTAAATAATTTAACGCACTAACACTTAAACATCCTGCCGGTTCTAATATAATACCTTCTTCTTGGTATAAATTTATCATTTCGTGGCATAATAAACCATTATCTATTACTTTTATATCGTCCAATGATAAAATATTTTTAGTAATATCAAAAGTTATATCTCCTACCTTACCTACACTTGCCCCGTCAACAAAAGTATCCAGGTTTTTTATTTGAAAAGGTTTACCTATATTAATTGCTTGATACATAGAATCGGCACCTTTTGGTTCAACACCTATAATTTTTTTATTTTTATAGAAACTTCCTAAACCGGAAATTAAACCTCCTCCTCCAATTGAAGATATAATAATATCTGGGTCTATATCTTGTGAAATCTCATATCCAAGAGTTCCTTGTCCTTCAATAATATCCAAATCATTATAAGGATGGATAAATAATGAATTATTGGAATCTGAAAATTCTATTGCTTTTTTTAAACAGTCGTCAAAATCATTACCATATCTAATAAGTTCCATATCAGAATTTCCAAAACTCCTTATTCTACCTATCTTTTGCGGTGGAGTTATATTGGGAACGTAAATAGTACTCTTTAAATTTAATAAATTACACGCGTAAGCAACTCCTTGAGCGTGATTCCCGGCACTGGCACATACAATATGATTTCTTACAGTTTCTTTATTATGAATCAAAGATTCAAACTGGTTAGAAATCAAAGATTCCGTCGATTCCTTCAAGTTTTTTGCTTGTGATTTTTGATCTAAACTTTTTCCTTTATTAGAAATCATAGATTCCTTCAAGTTTTTTGCTTGTGATTTTTGATCTAAACTTTTTTCTAAAAAGTTTTTAATAATTTTATTTAATGAACCACGGATTTTAAATGACCTTGTTTTTTGTAAATCTTCTCTTTTTAGATAAATATTTGCACCGTATTTGATTGATAAACGCTCATTAAATTCTAGTGGTGTTTTATTAATGAAGGGTTTTATTTTATAGTATGATTTTATAATATTATCAATTTTATGCATATATTATTTTAGTATAAAAATGTTAAATTATGAATTTAAAAATTAAATTTATTTTAAATTATATAATGAAAAAAAACTGCCCCCTGTTTTTAATAAATAGAAGACAACGCCCAGAAAGATTAGTAAATACAATAAATGAATTAAATAAAGTAGGATTAACAGATTATATTATAAGAAAAGAAGCATGTGATGTAGAAAGAGCAAAGGAACTAAGATATGAATATATAACAGAGGAAGTAGTTGACAATATTGAAAGAGAGTTAAAAAGTTGTAATGTTATACCAAAATGGGAAGGTGTTGCTTGTGCCATATCACATATGGAATTATGGAAAAAAATAGTAGAAGAAAATATGAAATACGCTATTATATTGGAAGACGATAATGAAATATATGATATAGATAAATTTAACTGGGTTTATAATGACGCGTTAAAAAAAATAAAAAAGGGTGAACATTCTTCATTATTTATATCATTATGTTCTAATACAAGACCAGAATTTAAATATTTTATAGATGAAAATATATATAAACCTACCGGTTTCTTTTCGGGTTTATCATTTTATTTTATAAATTTTGTAGCAGCAAGGGATTTTATAAAGAAATTAGGAACAATATATTTACAAATAGATTTGGAAATATCGAATATATTTTTATATAATAATCATTTATCTAAATTAAAATTACAAATTTATGATAATACTGGTATAAGACAAAGTGAAAAATTTTATTCAGACGTCCAATTTCATTTTTTATCAATAGACGATATTTTAAATTTATTTAGTATAAAATATAATATTCCATATGAAATGGCTGAAAAAATACATTTTTTCTTACCAAATAAAAAAGATTTAAATGACTTAGGTACATATCCTAGTGGATATGGTTATTTGAATTAGTTATATAATTACTATTTACTTTAGATTAATCTATTTTTTAATTGCGTTGAAATAAAAAAAATATATTGTTCTTAAAAAATATAAAATGGACGATAATATTACGGTTTTAGTCGATGCCAAAATGGAATATACAAAACAATTAACTAATATATTAGTTCCTTATATATTCGAAGGTATAAAATCAATTTATGAAACTTCTAAGGGAGTATGTAATATGAATAATGATGGAAATATTTTGATGAGATTTCAAGAACAATTATCCCAAATACCTAAATGGAATCAAGAAATTATAGATGAGGAATATAGCAGAATAGTTGAAAATTCAGGGTGTGATTGGTTAGACGAATTAGTGACAGCTGTTTTTCTTAGTCATACTAAAATATTAACTTCCATTAAAAGTAATAAGAAACAAAATAAAATAAATTTGAAAATACCTAAAATAGATCACTTTATTCATAAATGTTATATAGAATCCGCAAGAGAAGTATGGAAAAATCCATATTTATTTAGTGATAGATATAAACAATGCGATTATCAAAGAAATGTTAGAGATTGTAACACTATTATTTGCGAGTCTATCGAAGAAACTATTAGGAAATTACTCCCTGTTAAAAGTATTCTTAAAGAATACTTAGGTGATAATAGTGAAGATAATGATAATTTTGTTCCCGAACAATATAGAGATAATTTACGACAATTAGTAAAAAAAGAATTAGAATTAGTAAAAAATACTAAAGAAGAAACATTATTGAATTTACCGGAAGTTATTAAAGAAGATATTGAATTTGAATCAAATAAAGAAACAAATATTTTAGAAGAATTTAGTAATCCAGAAGAAAATAATACAACTAAAAAAAGGGGTGACCTTATAATAGAAGAAATAACACCGGAGGAAAATAAATTAATAGTTCCACAAGAAGAAGAATTAATATTCGCAGAAACTATACCCGAAAGCAAAGAATTAACTAAACCAGTAGATTTAACTAAACTAGAAGGAATAAAAGAATTAGATTTAACTAAACCAGAAGGAATAAAAGAATTAGATTTAACTAAACCAGAAGGAATAAAAGAATTAGATTTAACTAAAACATTAGAAGTAGAAGAAATACAGGCTTTAGAAGAAGAAAATATGAGTTGTGAAATTACTACACCTATTAATATTCAAGAATCTAAAGAAATAAATTTAGATTTAACTTTAGGCGATGAAGTGAATTTATCTAAAAAAAATCCAGATGATATTAAAGATATAAATTTAATAAGTAATATAATAACTAACGATTTATATAATAAAAATTTAGAAAATAATATTGATTTACCTTTAAATGAAATCAAATTAGATAATATGAATTTTAAAAAAATGAATATTGGAGAAATAAAAGTAGACGAATTAAATTTAGATAATTTAGATGATGTTTTTAGTGATACTTTTGAAAATAACAATTTAGAAATCATAACACCCAAAACTAAAGAATTAACAGAAGGAAAAGTTGAAAATAATAATATAAAGAGAATTGTAATAGACGATGATAGAAATAATTTAAAGAAATATACAAAGGACAAGAATAAATCTTTTAGATTTTTTGACTAGAAACAAGAATACATACTATTAAATAAAGTTAGTTGTATAAAAACAAGAATACTAATACTTTTTATTTAATTTAGTGTGTTTAAAAATATTTTTTTATTTCTGAAAAAAATGTAAAATGAATATTGATTTAAAGAATAACAACTATTTATTATCTTTAATTGGAGGTATTGTAGGAACTTTAATTTATTTAGTAATTGATAAAGTTACTTCGAATGAGGAAAATAAAAAAGTTGATTATGTTAATTATATAAAGGTATTTATTATAATTACGGTAACTGTATTATGTATATTAATGTATGTAAAAAGCGATACAAAAGTAAGTGGTGAAAGTGTTAGTGTTAAAACTGACGCAAGTAATCCTATGGCAGAAATAAGAGGCGGTGGCGGGGGATTACAAGAGGTTAATATAAATGAAGTAATCCATACTGGAAACCCAAAATTTTAAATAAAATATATGGAACCCAAAATTTTAAATATAAAAAGTTTATATATATAAATTTTATTTATTATAAATATAGTATATTATAATAAATGAAAGGTAAAAAGGATATTTTAAGTATAATAAGGAAAATACTTAAGAATGAATATTTAACTTATTTTGTAGGATTTTTTACAATTTTGTTTGTAATGGAAATATTAAATTCTCCTTCTAATAATTTAATTAAATTACTGAGATATACTTTAAACTATAGAATAGTTTTAGTTTTAGTAGTATTCTGTATAGTTTTTATAGGATATTTTAATATCCCATTATCATTATTGTTATTAACTAATTTATTATTTTTAATGAATATAAAATTTAAGGTTGAAACTTTTGCTAATAGAATTCCGGATTTAGTAGATAAAAATACATTAATTTCCTATCAAAAAAATTTCGGAGATATGAAAAAAATAGCAAAAAAAGATGAAACTGAAAAAAATATAAAAAATAAAATTAATTCCGAAAAAAATAAAAGAAAAAAAGAATTAGAAGAAAAAAATAAAGCAGACAAAATAATAAAAAATAAAAAAGAAGAAATAGAAAATAAAAAGGTTATAGGGTATTATGATAAGGAATTAAATGTTAAAAATACTGAAAGATTAAATTTAGATAGTGAAGATAAAAGTGATAAAAATAATAAAAATGATAAAAGACATAAAAAAAGTAATAAATATAAAAGTAATTATGATATTAAAAACGAACTTAAAAAAGTAAAAAAAGAACAAGATGAAGAAAAAAATGATAATACTTTAGAAGAAGAATTAGTTAAGAAAAATTATGAAATAAAAAGAGATTTAGAAGTATTAGAAGAAGATGAAAGTTCAGAATCTAGTGAATCAAGTGATTCTAGTGATTCCAGTGAATCTAGTGATTCGAGTGATTCGGAAGGTATGAATGACGTATCTATGGACGAAGCTAGAGAACATGTTATGAAAAAAATTAGAAATAAAATTAAGAAAAAATATGTTAGTAAGAAAAAATATGATTAAGTATTGAATATAAAAAGTAATTAACATAAAAGTAATTAACATAAAAGTAATTAACATAAAAGTAATTAACATAAAAGTAATTAACATAAAAGTAATTAACATAAAAAGTAATTTAATACATATAGACGTGGGCATTTTCTGGTATATTTTTTTTATTGAAAAGATATTCTTGAAATAATTCTCTATTAATTTGATTTTTAGGGAGACAATTTGTAGCATATCGTGAAATATCCATATATACCGAGAAGTCGTCATCCATGCTTATAAAATCTCTTCCGTCTGTTCCAATAGTCCAACTATTTACAAAATTTCTTAATTCATAATCATCTAAATAATTTATTATAGTAGTTCCTAATCTTGCCAAATCAAAATTAAAATTATATTTTCTCTTTTTTTTTAAGCAACAACCTTCATTCATATAATTATATTGCCCTCCTGCGTCCCCGTCATTTTTAAATACATCACTAAAATATTTTTTATCTCCAACTTTTAAAATACCTCTAGCAAAGTCTATTATTTTTATTTCTTTATTAAAAGTTGGAACTCTATAATATTTATTTTGATACATAAAGTATTTATAGTCTTCTTTTATGTTTATATACATTACATTATCAGTATGTAAATCATTATGTATAAAATCTAAATGTTTTTGGGCCACTGCCAAACCAAAACAAATATTAAATAATATAGATTTCCATTCTTCTTTTTTTAAATCATTCTTAATTAAATTTGATAATGTATCTTCCATTAATTCTAATGCTAGAATTTGAACTGGTACACTTTTTAATTTACTAAATATTTCTGATAAAATACAACTTTGATTAGACATTATAGAACTTAAACTGCTACTTAAATCACTATAACTCGAAGAACTTTCACTTTTATTATCTTCTTGCTCTTTATTATCTTCTTCCTCTTTATTATCTTCTTGCTCTTTATTATCTTCTTCCTCTTTATTATCTTCTTGCTCTTTATTATCTTCTTGCTCTTTATTATCTTCTTGCTCTTTATTATCTTCTTGCTCTTTATTATCTTCTTGCTCTTTATTATCTTCCTCGCAATTATCATCATTAATGTGTAGTAATTCCATATTTAAGTCATATTCTTCTAATGATAGATTATCGATTTCTATAACTTCATTATTTTCTAATTCATTATCCATATCTTTATTCATTTCTTCTAAATAATCCAATTTCTTCATATTTTCAAAAGTTAAATTTTCGAATTCGGATAAATTATCATGTTTTATAATTTCAAATAAATTATTATTATTTTTAATAAACCAGTCTTTATCTTTTATATATTCATAATCTTCACTTATATCATGAACAAATTTTTTACTAATACCGTTAAATGTTCCATAAAACTCGGGAAATATAGAAGTTAATTTTTTTTCATTGAGTAAATTTAGATAATAACAACAAATTCCTTCTATATAAGCATTATTATTAATATTATTAATCTTATTATTTGTTTTATAGGAAAATAATGAAGGAGTTTCAATATCTGTTTTATAATTACCTTCCATATATTTTATAACATCTAATATAGGATTACTCTTTATAAATATATCTTTGGTAACAATATAATTTTTATAAGCGTCATAGTGATTTGCCTGAGAATATATTTGCTTATTAATAATATTCGCATTTATTTTCCCCTGTAATAATTCACTTATTTTAAAATTATTTTCTTCTTTTTCTTCTATAGAATTAATACTCAAAAGAATATTTTTCGAATTAAAGGCAAAAAGTCTTTTAGAAAAATCGTTGTTTTTAATTTCAACCGAAGAAGTAAAAACTGGCATATAAGATTGTGAATTATTAAGTTCTAATTCCTTTTCTATAGAGTTAAACAATGTTTCTTGGCATTGTTTTTTCAATTTAATAAGTGAAAGTTTATTTAATGACATTTTTATAGAATAAATATATAAGTATTTCTTAAATTAGTATTTTTATTATATATTTGCGTAATTGGTCGTAAAAAAAACTATAAATATATCTTAATGAATTTAGAAATAAAGAAATTCGATATAACAAGTATAAAAAAAGATAAAGTGTGTGTTTTTATAGGTAAGCGTGAAACTGGAAAGAGTTTTTTAGTAAGAGATTTATTATATTACCACCAAGACGTTCCCATAGGTACAGTTATATCCGGTACAGAAGCCGCTAATTGTTTTTATGGTAATATAGTTCCTGGTTTATTTATTCACGATAAGTATACACCGGAAATAATACATAATACTTTAAAGAGGCAAAAAATGGTTGTCAAAAAAATGAAACAAGAACAAGAAAACTATGGTAGCAGTGCCATAAATCCGGATGCGTTCTTAATATTGGATGATTGTTTATATGATTCCAGTTGGACGAAAGACCAAAATGTTAGGTCTATTTTTATGAATGGGCGACATTATAAAATGATGTTTATTATTACTATGCAATACGCTTTAGGTATTCCACCTAATCTAAGAACAAATATTGATTATGTATTTATTCTTAGGGAAAATTATGTGTCAAATAGAAAAAGATTATACGAACATTATGCTGGTATGTTCCCTTCATTTGAAGTATTTTGTCAAGTTATGGACCAATGTACAGAAAATTTTGAATGTTTAGTGGTACATAATAATGCGAAAAGTAATAAATTAGAGGACCAGGTATATTGGTATAAGGCAGATCCTCATGACGAATTTAGAATTGGAGCACCTGAATTTTGGGAACACCATAGTAATAATTTTAGAGATGATGACGATGACGAAGAGGAATTTTCTTATACTAAAAGAAAGGGACCGACAGTTAATGTTAAGAAGACTTTTAATTAATAACTTATTCATTATTGCTTTATACTTCTTCAATAGAGATATTAAAATCTATTAAAATTAGCGTAACTTTCTTTGCCGGGGTCACTATCCGCAAACATTTTAGAAAATTTATCTAAAACATCAGAAGGTTCTATTTGCTCATCATAAATAGATTTCGGCACTAATCTATATTCAATTTGTTTAGTTTCTTTTTTTTCTTCTATTTTATTATTCATATACCCAACTGTAATAAATATTATACCGATTATTAATATAAAAAGTGAAATTTCTTTCATTATAAATTATATATTTATAATAAAACTAGTAAAAAATAATATTTAATTAAATATTTAAATATATAATACTCCAATCAAACATTTAAATTACTTGAATATATAATACTCCAATCAAATAATAGAGAGTTTTTCTCCTCCGAATCTGGAATTTTACTTAATGAATTAAAAACAAGAGTATCAAATATAAAATTACTAATTAAAATATTTTTTTTTTTATTAATACAAAATGTATTCATTTGAAAATCCCAATATGTTTTAATTATTTTTATTAATTCTTTAATAATATCATTATCTATATTATTTTCATTTATTTTCATTAAATCTTGTAATAAAACAAATTTACTTTCAAATCTTTGTTTTATTTTAATTTTTTTATTAGTTTCCTTTTTAATTCTAAAACTAGTATCATATTTATATATTATGTCTATTAGAATATTATCTAATTTTAAATTATTACTTTTTCTTAAATTTATTCTTGTATTTTTTAAATTTAATTTTTTATTTCTTAAATTTATTCTTGTATTAAATTTTGTCTGATTATTAGGTAAATTACCCATAGGTTTAGGTAAATTACCCATAGGTTTAGGTAAATTACCCATAGGTTTAGGTAAATTACCCATAGGTTTAGGTAAATTACCCATAGTTTTATTACTTATATTTCTCCCCCCCTGATTTGATCCACCTATTTGTGTTTTTTTGTGAATGGCGTATATTTTTAATAATAAGATAATCGTCGAAAAGAAATCTTGTGCTATAGAATCTGGGAATTTTATAGTATTATTATATTTATGTGCCGAATATTTTTTATTCATATCGGGATGAATATAATTTCCGGTTCCTTCATACTTATTGCTACAATTTTTATTATTTAATTTACATATAAATCCATAATCAATACATTTCATTATACCGGTTTCCGGAACATAAATAATATTCCTACCTTTAATATCTCTATGACTATAGTTTAACATATTATGAAATACCTTTATGCTTAATAAAGTCTTTATAAAAAATATATTTAATTCGTTATCACTTAAATTTGTTTTTTTTATATACTCGTCTAATGTATTACCTTCTATATATTCGAGAAATATTAAATCATTATCCATATCAACATTATAAATATTCATAACGTATTTATCAATAATATATTTATTTTTAGAAGAATTAATTACTTCTTGAATTTTTTTTGTTTTATCTAGTTCATATAAACGTTTTCTCTTCATTATTTTTACTACTAAACTATGACCTTTAGGAATAATAGAAGTTTCATTAGTATTATTAGTTACTTGAAATACATTACCAAATGTACCACTTCCTTTAAATATAAAATTTAAAACTTCATTTGGTTTTTTATATACTAATTTAAACTCTTCTAAATTATTTATTTCAAATTCTTTATTTATAATATCTTTATTATTTTTAATAAACTTTATAATCGTCATATATATTATTTAAAGAAATAATTTATATATTAAAATATAATTAAAATGTCATTACCAACACATGAATCTGATAACGCTGAAATTGAAGATTATTTAGACGAGGATAGAGAAATTCCGGGGCAAAAATACGTTTGTTTATCATTTGTTTCTCCCGAAAATGTATTAGAAGACAAGAAATTATATACTTTATATAAATTTATGAAATCACAAAATCCAGATATGGATATGGAATATGAAAAATTTAAAGATGAATATAAAAATTACGGTGAAGATAATGAAGATGAAATTCAAAGTGAATTTGATTTATTAAGTGATTTCCAAACAAATATTAGGGGTGTCAAAGTTAGAGGAGTATATGATAGCGAAAGAGCAGCAAATATAAGAGCACAGGTATTACAAAAAATGGACAGTTCATTCCACGTTTATGTAGGTCAAGTTGGTTTTTGGTTACCCTGGGAACCAAGCGCAGATAAAATTCAAGAACAAGAATATATGGAAGATAATCTTAATAAATTGGTTAAAGAATATAACAAAAATCAAGTTAAAAAAGATATGTTTTATGAAGAAAAGAAAACAGAACAAAAGAAGGCGGCATTAGAACATTCTATTAGACAACAGAAGAAAAACGAAGAAGAAAGAAAGAAATTATTAGAAGAACAAAAAGAAAGCTTTTTAGAAAAAAGCTTAGACCAAAAAACTACAGCAGAAACTACAGCAGAAACTACAGAAGAAACTACAGCAGAAACTACAGCAGAAACTACAGAAGAAACTATAGCAGAAACTACAGAAGAAACTACAGCAGAAACTACAGCAGAAACTACAGAAGAAACTATAGCAGAAACTACAGAAGAAACTATAGCAGAAACTACAGAAGAAACTACAGAAGAAACTACAGCAGAAACTACAGCAGAAAATGAAGATAATGAATTAAAGGAAAACTTAGAAAAAATGGATCCTTGGATGGAACGTAAAATGAACAACAAAAATACAGAAACAACACCATAAGTACTACCAGAAGAAAAATCAGAAGAAACAACGGAAAATGCTAAAAAATAATTAAAATTTAATTATTTTTTAAAATTTTTTTATTGTATTAATATATAAATGAAATATTCCAAATTATCCGCACAAGCAATGGAAGTATTAAAGAGATTTTTTAAGTATTTGGTGGAGGGTTTAATGGTAGCAATTGCTGCTTATGTTTTCCCAAGAAAAAAGATGAATCCAGATGAAGTATTAATGATTGCGGTAGTTGCTTCTGCTACTTTCGCAATTTTAGATATGTATGCTCCAACTATAGGTCATACTGCTAGACAAGGTGCCGGTTTCGGTATTGGTGCTGGATTAGTTGGTTTCCCCGGTAAACCATTCTTTTAAATTAATTAGGTTATAACCTTTGGTTAATTATCATTAATAATTTTACCATAAAGGGTTAATTATCATTAATAATTTTACCATAAAGGGTTAATTATCATTAATAATTTTACCATAAAGGGTTAATTATCATTAATAATTTTACCATTCTTAAGTTCTATAATTCTTTTTGTATATTTTAATAATTCTTTATCGTGAGTTATTAAAATTATAGTTTTGTTTTTTTCTAATTCTTGTATAAGTTTAATAACTTTTTCTTTATTTTTGTTATCTAATGAGGAGGTTGGTTCGTCTAATATAATTGCTTTATGTTTATTGAATAAGAATCTTAATAACCATACAATTTGTCTTTGTCCTCCTGATAAAAGTGAACCATTCTTACCAACTTTTTTATTCATTAATCTTTTAAAATCCGGGATAATATCATTTATTTCATTTTTTTTAAGTATATTAAATATTTGTTTTTCGCTTATTTTTTCATCAATACCATATGTGATATTTTCATATAAAGTTCTATTAAATAATTTAGGGTGTTGTGGAATATATCCTATAACTCTCCGAAGTTTATCTATAGGAACTTTATTAATTTCAATATCATTTAGTAATATTTTACCTTTTTTATAATCTTTAAGTCTAATAATAAGTTTTGCGATACTAGATTTTCCAGAACCTATGGTACCTATAATTGCGGTAGTAATATTCGGTTCTAAAGTAAGATTGAAATTGTCAAATATAGTTTTATTTGTATATCCAAAAGTTAAATTTTTAATTTTAATAGTTGTTTCTTTAATATTACTAAGTTTTTCAATATCCTTAAAATCATATTTTTCTTTGCTCTTTTCAGGTAATCTATTTAAAAATGCCTTTAAAATATCAACTCTTCCTTTAGTATCTATAAAAAACTGAGTATCATAATAAATAGACATTAGGGTTGTTAATATAGAATAATTAATTATAACTACTGAAATTAAGGTATCTATTTTATATGTATTATTGAGGTATAATTTGAAGGATACTAAATTAAGAACTATAAATATTATTATGAATGTAATTGAATAAATTATTTTAAAATTATTATTACATTTATTTAATAGTCTTTCTGCCTTACTTGTTTTTTGACTATAACCCCATAATCTATCTTTTTCATCTTTCGTTTTTTCAGATGTATAGATAGATAAAAGATTAGATAAAGTATCTTCTATTTCTTCGTGTGTAAAATCGTATATAGTTTCTGAATCGATTACTTTACTTTCACAGGTTTGTGTATATTTATAACATATTCCTACTACTACACTAATACACCCTAAATATACCAATCCTAATATTTTATTATGATAAAATAAATATAGAAAGGTAGAAATTACAAAAAATAAGTTAGTAAATAAGAAATTTCTAATAGTTTGAAATACATCGTATAGAATATAAGGGGAATTAATTATTTTAGTAAGTATTTCACCTAATTTTAAATCTTCATAATTAGATTTATGTCTTTCTATAACTTCTTCTATAATATATTTTCTAATATAACTAATAAATTTAGGTTGTAAATTGGAACTAATTCTACCAGATACTAAATTTAAAAACTGATATATAGACCAAATAAATATTAACATTATAAATATATTTTTTATTTCACCCATATTCTTCTTCTTTATAATAGAAATTAATTTACCATAATAATGAGGTAAAGCTACTTTATTTAATGGTATATATAAGAAAGTTAATATATATAAAATATATGTATAAAGATTGTCTTTAATGAAATTAATATAAAGTTTGTATATCATTATATTAATTAGAGGTAAAAAATATTTTTTTTTTAATTAAATTATAATATTTATATTATTTTACTTATACACTGGGAATGAAATTCCTATACACTAGGAATGAAATTCCTATACACTGGGAATAAATTCCCATTTTAAATGTTCGCATATTTTCTCCCAAATTAGATCTTGTTGGTGTAATTTTTCCCTACTTTTTAATAATATAAAACAATCAATAAATTCGTCTAAGTCTAATAATTGAACAAATTTATGTAGAACATAAGAATATGATAAGAAATTCTTTCTTTCCTTCGGGCAATGTTTCGCAAATGGTATTTGTATTTCCTTAAACATTCTCCGTAATATTTCTTCTGTTTCTCTTGACATAATAGGAGGTGGTAATCCATTTAATTTATTCATAATATGAGGTACGTGCTCATAATATTTATTTTTTTTTAGTTTTTTGAGAATTTCTCTAATCTTTCCTTGTGTTAAGTTAGACATATTATCAATTCTTTCTTTCTTTATTTCTAATAATATTTGGTCATATAAATCTTTAGGTATATCAGTTGTTTCTTTAGCTTGAAATTGTGCCAACCATTCATTAAAATGATTAATTCTTTTATAGGCAAAATAACATACTTCTTTTGGTGGATCCTTATAAGAAGGTTTGTCAGAATCGATAATAATATAGGAAATATCTCCACATTTATTACATATCATACATCCATGTGAAAGATGTATAATTTTTTCACCTTGACACTTTGTACATATATCATTTGGTTCTTCATATACTTTTACAAAATCATTATCTGTTATAGATAAATATTGCTCGCAGATATTTTTCCTAGAGTTTTTAATTACAGAGTCTTTATTTAACCAATCCATAACACTTTTAGAAGAATTTGTAGATTTCTTAGTTTCCGTTGGTTTTTTGCTATTTTCATAATAATTAAACAATAAATTTGAAGTTTTTAATAAATATTCATTCTCTTCAACATTATTTTCTAAACTTTTTATTTCATTTTCTATATTGTCAATTCTTTCCTCTAAATTATGTTTTACTTCAAAATCATCATCATTTAAAGTTTTTAAATCTATGTCTTCAAACTTTAAATATTCCTGTTGTAACACTTTTAATTCTCTCATTTTTAAAGGTAATTTACTTTTATTTTCTTTAAATCCTTTAATCGTTTTATTATGCTTGGCGTCAATAGTTGTTCTTGTATCCACATACTTCTTTTTCCTATTTTTAACCTTAAATGACATAACTATAATATTATATTTATATATTTAAGAAAAATCCTTTAAATTAAAAATAAATATGTATTTATTAGTATTTAATTTTTACGATAGAATACAAAAAAAATATTTCTTATATAAAAAAAAAAATTTTATTAAATTTAAGGTATATTATTATTATATAAAAAAATATAAATAAAACTTATTTTTTTATTAATTAGCGTAAAAAAAATATATTTATATAGATTATAAAATGGGAGGAGGATTAATGCAATTAGTTGCCTATGGCGCTCAAGATATTTATCTTACTGGTAATCCACAAATTACTTTTTTTAAAGTTGTCTATAGAAGACACACTAACTTCTCAATGGAATCCATCGAACAAACTTTCAACGGAACTGCTGATTTTGGAAGAAAGGTTGTATGTACCGTCTCCAGAAATGGTGATTTAATCCATAGAGTTTACCTCCAAGTAACTCTCCCTGGTGTTAGAACTGCCACTGGAAAATACTTTAGATGGGTCAACTGGGTTGGACACGCGCTTGTCAAGAACGTCGAAGTCGAAATCGGAGGACAAAGAATCGATAAACATTACGGCGACTGGCTTCACATCTGGAATGAACTTACCCAAACTGCCGGTAAACAAGCAGGATACGCCAATATGGTTGGTAACGTCGATCGATTATTTAGACCTGTTGGTACTAATGTGACTGGAGATGGAGGTAAAAGTACTTCTAGTATTAAAGAAGCAGGTAGTAATAAAGGTGACATGCCGGCAGTTACCTTATACATTCCACTCCAGTTCTGGTTCTGTAGAAACCCGGGTCTTGCTCTTCCACTTATTGCTTTACAATACCACGAAGTCAAGATTAACCTCGAATTCAGAACCCTCGCCGAATGCTGTGGTGTTCCGGATGACGAAAGTCCACCAAGTGTCCAATTATCAGGCGCATCATTATATGTTGACTACATCTACTTAGATACTGATGAAAGGCGAAGATTCGCTCAAGTTTCCCACGAATACTTAATTGAACAACTTCAATTCACTGGCGATGAATCGGTCACTTCACCTAACAACAAGATTAAACTTAACTTCAACCACCCATGTAAGGAATTGGTATGGGTTACTCAATTAGATAATTGTGTTAACCTTAATAAACTTGACAATACAAGTGCCATTAATGGAAGACAATGGTTTAATTACACCGATATGGTCGATAAAACCCCATATAGACAACAAGACGCTCTTGTTCTTAATGATATATTAGACGGTATTATTAATACCTCTCCTGGAACGGTTGGTGAAGCAACTTCGGCATATGATCAAAATTTTGGACTTGGACCTGCGGGAGCCGCTTCGGCAGGTGGTTCTTCTGACGCAAGTGGAACTGGTCAAGGTCTTTTATCTTCGCAAAACGCTGCTTACGACCAAGGTGAAAATCCAACCGTTAATGCCAAACTCCAACTTAATGGACACGACAGATTTTCACAAAGAGATGGAAGATACTTCAATCTTGTTCAACCATTCCAACACCACGAAAGAGTTCCATCCACCGGTATTAATGTCTACTCATTCGGCCTTAAACCTGAAGAACACCAACCATCTGGAACATGCAATATGTCCAGAATTGATAACGCTACTCTTCACTTAACCTTATCTAGTCTTATTAGTGGAGCTAATGCCGCTAAGGTCAGAGTATACGCAACCAACTACAATGTCCTCAGAATCATGAGTGGTATGGGTGGTCTCGCTTACTCCAACTAAATTTATTTTATTTATCTATTTATCAAAAAAAATTATATTTAATGATATTGAATATACTTTTTTATAAATTTTTTATAGTCATATATATTAAGTTACACTATGAAACAATTAAGTTCCACTACAAAAGAATTAAGTTCCACTGTAAATAAAAATTATATTATCCCATTAGTTATAGTCATTTTATTTATTTTAGTCATTTACTTTAGGACAAAAGAAACTTTTTTTATAACAAATGAAATTGACCAAATAAAAAATACATTTAGAGGTATTTGGGGAGATATTTTAGATATTACTACACCTGCAATTAAAGAATTTAAAGGTTCCGATAAAAAAAGTGTTTCTAATATTATTAGACTTATACCTTGTAAAACAAACCTTTTTTCACATAGATTAGTAAAAAATGAAATGAATAATATTAATAAAATTAATTACCAATACGGATTAGATGAACATATTAACAACCAAACTTCCGGATTACAAATAGGTAACGACTTATCTACTGCTAAAAAAAATCTTAGTTATGGTTTTATTATAACATTTAATCCAGAACAAATAAAATATAATTTTGCTTATATAGGGATAGAAATGAAATCCAGAAATGATTTCAATAACCTAAAGAAATTTAATAAATATAAAGATACTATACCAGAAAGAAAAGTTATAGAAGTATTCACACTCAATAATTCCACTTCAGATTTATTACCCTATTTCAATAAAGGTCAAAATAAAAAAGATATAGAACTAATCGGCATCTTCGAAGAACAGAATAATTTAGACTTTATCAAAACCTTTAAAGATAACAAATTTAACTTATTAGACCTATACGGCAATAAACTTATTACTGGGTGTAAAATAGATAAACCATATTGTAATATAGAACTTGAAAATAAAGGTAATGTTAGAGGAAGAAATGGATATATAGTAGGTAAATACTCCCCTAAAGATAAAGGAGTTATTGCTCTTAACCAAAATGAGGAATTCCTTAAATATGATAATCCAAAAGAATGTAAAAATAATAGGAATAATCATAAATCATTATTTTCCAAAGAAATAAATACTAAAAAATTGGCTTTAGATGATGACTTAATTAAAAATGAAAAAGAATTTATTAAAAAACATTTAATTGAAAATACTGGCATCAAATGTAGAAAACACCATTCCGAATATAATAAAGATTTCTATTATGGAGGTATAGATGAAGATGAAAAAGTAAAATGTTATGCCGATAATATGGAATGTATTTATTATGATAATAAAAATAAATGTGAGGAAGAAACAAAAAAAATTAAAGATATTAAAAATAAATTATTTAATTTAGACCCTTATACAGAACAAGACCCATTTTATATTCCAGAAGATAAACAAGAAAGTTATAAATCTTTAAAAGGAATAAATTGTATTAAAACAAAAGAAGAAGAAGTTACATGTAAACATATTCATAATAGAGTATTATCAGATGTAATTACATTTACTATAAACGAATGCCCTGAAAAAAATGCGAAAGATATTTTAGACACTAGAAGTGTTTTACAATTAAGAACTGCTCCTGGTTTAGGGGAATTTACAACAGAACAACAAAATGAATACTATAAAAATAAATACTTTATTGAATCATATAATAAAGACGATTATAACCCACACATATTCTTTCAAAATATTAGATATTTTATGAAAATTAGAAACAAAATGGACCCCGACTCTCAAGAAATTACTAGTATATGCGAACTAATTAAAATTAATAAAGACGGTTCTCATAATTCAATAGGTTATATGTTAAATACCGATAATGATATTTATAACCTACAACCTTTAGATAGAATTTATATGTGTATTACTAAAAATAATAAACTTAGTTACTCCATATTAGATAAAAATAATAATATTATATCACAACATATCTTTAAAGATAAATTAGAAGAGGAATTCGGTTCCCCTATTAACTACTATTTAGCAAATAATAATACTAACATATTTGAAGAACCACATTATACAGAAAATGTTGCTGGTATGGTTATTCCATATATTTCAAATATTGAAATTAACTTAGTATAAAATTAACTACCTAATTTTTCCTAATAATAAATTATCTATATATTAATTAATGATACACGCTAATAAACTTAAAATTATATTTACTTTTATTATAATTTTAGTTTTAATATTCCTATTTATGTATGATAAATCCCTTAAAGAATTTTTTTATTCGTCTAACAAACTTGAAATTAATATTAATAGAAAAAATAATATTTTATTTTTAACTGATGATTTAGAGAAAATTACACAAATTAATAAGGGAACTTTCCTTATGAAACATAATAAAATATTTAAATCAAATGAAAATATTAATAGGAATTTCCAATATAATGGTTTTGTTTTTAAACCTAATGTGAATCTTAAAAATATTAAAATTGGTTTATATAATGATAATGATAAAAAGGATGAAATGTCATTTTATTTTGATATTAAAGAAAATAAAACTTTTAATATTAAAGAATTAGATTTTGATAATAAATATAGTATCCAAAATATAGATTTATGTTTATCGACTGAAGTAAAAAAATGTCTAAAGAAAAAAAATGTTTATACATATCACGATAATGAACTTTTAGGTATTATGATTGATAATGATAAAATTAATTATATTAGTATTAATAAAACTATGGATAGTGATAATAATATAAATTATATAGGTAATATAATACATAAAAGTATTCATATACCTAACTACCCTCTTAAAGTTTCTATATATAATACTAAAAATGATAATTTAATTGATGCGGCGTATTGGATTACTAATTCATATGCTGCTGATTTTATTCCGAATGAATGGTCTGTAGAAGTTATTGACTCTTATGATTATAATAAAGAAGAATTACCGCCAAAAGAATCATTATCAGAAGATATAGAAGATACTAACAATTTAGAAGAAGAAAAAGAATATTCCTTAGAAAATTTAGAGCCATGGGATAAAAAAATATTTATTACAGGTTCAGAATTTAATTCGGAAACAAATATATTAAAACTTGGAACTAAAACTAATATGACTGAAGATAATATTAAATATCTAAAAAATGTATTAGTAAATATAGTATTAAATATTGATGGTATAGAAAGAACTTTAAGTATTCCATATTATGAATACCAAATAAAACCAAATTTAACTACAATGGAAATAGATATAAGTAAATATAGTAATTATTTATTAAATTTAGGGGAATTTAAAAGTTATTTAGAATTAGTTAGGTCTGATACACAAAATAAAAATATAATTTCTAATGATACTAAAATTATTAATGTTGTTTAATATTAAATGACAGTTGCTCAAACAATTTTATTAATAGTAATAGTAATAGTAATAATATATTTCGCAAAGAATGTAGAAGAATATAATATATCACCTTCTTATTTAGAAGAAATAGATTTAGCAGAAAAACAACAACAATTAAAAATAAATAAATCACAATACCAAAAAATCTTAAAAGAAAGGAAGTTACTTGATAAATTTCTTTTAAAATATAATGAAAATGATTTAGGCAATTTAGAATTTGGCTACGACACATTAAAAGAAACTGACGAAAAAACATTAGGTTTTTGTCCTCTAGGGGAATATTACCAAAAACAAAAAGATTTAGAATTTAGTGATAAACCAGAACATTTACAATATTGTACCAAATGTAGAAATTGTCAAGAAAAACCTAACTGGTATTTAGGAAGTGGTTGCCTAGGAGACCAAGACTCAGAATGCCAATTTGGAAAATTACCTTTAGATTTATACCTAAGAGGACATACAAAAAATAGTTTATTTCATAAAGCACTACCTCAACATAAACATAAATTTGTTAAAGGGGTGAATAAATTTAGTGAATTTAATCATACACATTAAATTTTTTTTACATTAAATTATTTACATTAATATTTTTAGTTTAATATTTTTTAATCTTTTATTTTATGTTTTATTATTATATATGGATAAATTTATTCAAAATCTTATAATAGTAATAACAGTAATACTTTTAATATTTATCATACAAATAACTATTGATAATTACGATAAAGAAAACACATATAAGATAAATAATATACATAATACTAATAATAAGAATAATAGAAATAAATTAGTAGAAAATTTTGCCGGTGTAGATGCGACAAATATTACTAGTTTTGAACCTAGACAAGGTGATAGTTCTACTATAGTAACTATTACTGGAAGTGGTTTAGATCATATAGGGGAAGTTACATTTGAAGATGTAGAATGTGTTATTTTCGAAGATAGAACAGATACCGAAATAAAAATTCTCCCACCTTCTTTAACCGAATTAGGTAAAACAATACAAGAAGTTAGAGATATTATAAATAAAGGAGAAGATATAGGACTTCCTATAAAAAAAATAAAAATACTTAGAAGAATGAATATTACTAAACAAGACGGTATTTCTCCTTCTGACGCAATTATATTAGACGGTATTAGATTTCACTATATTGATAAAATTAATTATTTAGATAATTGCCCTAAACTCGAAGAACCTCCTAAACCAGAACCAGAACCTATTGTTGAAGAAGTTGATATTAATAGGGAAGTATCAGGTTCAGATATGGAATTTGTTAAGGAAATATTACCTAAAAAAATGAAACAATTACAGGCATTAATAGATAAACAAAATGAGATTATAAATTATTATGAAGCATTAAATATCGACAATAATAATATTGAATATTTAAGCAAAATACAAGCATTAGAAACACTAAATAATATGAAAAAAGAATATAATATTCAACGATATAATATTCATAAGACTATAGGTAAGAGGTACGATTATTCATTTTGAATAAGAAATAACGAGTATTAATTTTGATAAATAAATGAATAAATAAAAACAAAAATTTTTTTTGTTTTGGTTTTTTGGGGGATAAGAAATTTGTTTCTTCTTCCTTCCCCCCAAAATATTTTCAACCCGCGTGAAAAGTACTCGCGTGTACTTCTGGTTCAGTTGAATGACTGGAACCAATTTCCACAATTTCTGTGTATTCGGGGTTTTTCCAAATTTCGTTGTCTTCGACGTATCCATACTTGCTTGACATAAGCTCTTGATACAGATGAAGGTTGAGTTCTTGTCCATGTTTCTCGAACTTTTCTTTCATATCGTCGAAAGATATATAATGTGCTTTCACTCTGTCCAAATTAATGGCTCTCTCCCCTCCTCGGTAACATTTTTCATTCGCCAATTTTCTTGCTTCTTCCTCTGAAGATGCACTTACTATGATGGCGGAATAATAATCATACTCTAGTGGTATCTTATTTGGTATAAGTTTCAAATGATAAATTTCCATTTTGTTTTATTTTTTGTTTTAAGATTTTTAATTTTCAATTTTTTATAAAAGAATTAAATAAAAGAATTAAATAAAAGAATTAAATAAAGAATTAAATAAAGAATTAAATAAAATAATTTATTGAATTTTGGTTGAAGCAGAAATAACATAAATTGTATTTTCCGTAACAACTAAATATTCATTATTTACCTTGTAGGTATTTTGAATTGGTGAAGTGTGTTCATCATTACTCTTATAGATTATTTTATCGTCGTCATTTGACGCAATACAAATTGCTCCCTTTAATGAATCAACATAAAAGTAATAACAAGTTGGTTTTTGTAACTTAATTGATAATTTACAAGCTTGGGTTAAAGTATCTGGACATGGAATAGATAATTTTGGTTTAGAATCAGCCATTTTATAATTTATTTAATTATTTTAATTTTGGAATTTAGACACACTTAAAGAATTTCTCTATATAATTTCTATTTTCATATTTTCCAAATAATCATTTAACCAACTATGTTTTAATAAATCTTCCGCCGAAGATCTTTCATTCGGATCATATTCTAACATTTTCCCTATAAAATCTAATAATAAATCTAATTCTTTATCTTCCATAACAATTCGGTTCGTTAATTCTCCTTTTAAATCTCTCATCTCTATATTCCTATTTTTTAATATTCTACCTTTTATATCAAAATACTCGTCACTATATTCACATTCTAATGTCATATCTCTCGGCATTTTTCCCAATAAACTATACATTTGCGCTAAATGAAATCTATCCTTTTCTATATCAACCTTATCACAATCCTCAAAATCAAATATAGTATCCCCTACTAATAATTCATATAACATACACCCTATTACCCAAATATCTGCTTTAGTATTAAATGTTCCATTTATAATATTCTCAGGAGGTCTATAACATCTAGTATAAATCTCCTCGTCATTTTTACTACTAATTAATTCGGTATTACCTAAATCTAATAATTTAATATCTATATTATCTAAATCTATATCTAATCTATATTTATCATCTTTAAGAGATTCTTCTTCTTTATCTAAGTCTTCTTCGCGCAATTCTTCTATATTTAATTCTTTATTAACTAAATTTTTTAGATTTAATACATTTATTTTATTATTTATTTCTATAATTTTACTTGAATTTTCATTACAAAGTTCCTTAATTATTCTTTTCTTTAATTTTTTTTTCATTGTTTTTCTCTTAGATTTATCTAATCCTACTAACTTTTTATTAACAGTTTCTTCTAATATAAGATTATAACTTTGATGTAAATTTAATTTATCAACGTCTCCAATAATTGATTTTATTTTTTTATTACTTTCCCTAAATAATATATTATCTAACTTTAAATCACAATGGATTAAATTTTTCTTATGAAGAACATTTATACCTTCTAATAATGATTTCATTATTTTTCTAATCATATCTGAAGTTATAATATCATCGTTTTCCTCATATACTAAATAACTTAAAGAATCTCCCAATAATTCTAATAAAATTGCTTTTCTATTTTTACCCTCTATTTTTATATCAAAATAATCAATCATTTCACAAATATTACTACATACTTTATCTCTATGAACTGTATTTAACATTTTAATTTCATTTATTAATGTATCGTCATCATTATCTTCCTGAATCTTTAAGGCATAATATTTATTAACAGTTAAATCATATACTAACCATACCTTACAAAATGTTCCACGAGACAAATATTTAATAACAATATATTTATCATTTAATAAGTTACCAATAAAGTTATCAGACACTTCTTGTTCGTCATCTGAAGATATATCACCGTCAGAATCATCTTCTTGTCTTACTTTTTCTACTCTTTTTATAAATTTATTCTTCTTTGCTTGTGCTTTTAATAATCTATATTTCATAAAATATTATATTTTTATAGTTTTAAATATATTTATTATGAATTCTAAATTTATTTTTTTCTCTTTTTTCTTTTTTTTTTACTAACTGACGTTTTCTTTCTATCGTGCGTTACCTTCTTTTTGTTAAACATTACCTTTTTTTTAGGTTTTTGTAAAGACACATTACGTCCTTTATTATTTTTATTGTTTAATAAAGTTTTTTTTGTATTTTTTTTCATACTACTACATTTCTTAATATTTTTTATATTAGAAATACTATTTACAGAAGCCCTTACAAATTGTGGAATACTTTCTTCAGAAACCTTATATGCTCTATTAGTTTTATTATTACCATGTATAGTTCTTTCAACTAAATGATATGGTCCTCCTTTCGATTCCGCAATTAATAATCTTCTTTTATTATCTAATTTTGTATTTCTCAATATTTTAACATTATTATTATTTCTATTATAGGAAAAATTATCTGTCATAAGAACAGGTTTTTTATTATTAGATGATTTGTGAAATATTTTTTTACTGGAAACCATTTTAACCATAGATGTACGATTATTCATATTTATAATTATATTAAATATATTTTTTTGGAATTAATTGTTAATTAAACAAGTTAATTATAATCTAAACGAATAAATTGAATAAAATTGAATAAAATTGAATAAAAATAATAAAATATTATAATTTATTAAAAATGTCTAAAATAATAACCATAAAAAAAAATAAAAATAAAAATAAAAATAAAAATAAAAATAAAAATAAAATGAAATTTATAGATTTATTTAGTGGCATAGGTGGTTTTCATATTGCTTTATCTAAATTAGGACATAAGTGTGTTCTTGCTTGTGATATTGATAAAAATTGTCGTGAAATTTATGAAAAAAATTATGGTGTTAAACCATGTGATGATATTAGAAAAATAGATGAAAATAATATGGTTAATTTTGATATATTATGTGCTGGATTTCCTTGTCAATCTTTCTCAAATGCCGGTAATAAAAATGCCTTTGAAGATAAAATAAGAGGTACATTATTCTTTGATATTATAAGAATCGCTAAAGAAAAGAAACCAAAATTTATGTTTCTTGAAAATGTTAAACATATAAAAAAAATAGACGACGGTAGTGTATTTAATACTATTTTAGGTGCTTTGGATGAAATTGGATATCATATAGAAGATGAAAAACAAGTATTTGAATTATCGCCACACCAGTTGGGTATACCACAAGATAGAAAAAGAATTATATTTGTATGTATTAGGAAAGATATTTATGACTCTAGTAAAGTAATAGATTTGGATTTAGACGAAAATATAGAAATTAAGTTTGATAATATTTTAGAAACTAATGTTGAAGAAAAATATAAAGTAAAACCTGAAATAGAACAATTATTTAATATTTGGGATGAAATGGTTAAAAAAATGGAAACAGGACAAAAAATGAGTCCTACTATTTTATGTAATGAATTCCATTCTAATTATACAGAAGAAGAATTTGAAACTCTTCCTCAATGGAAACGAGATTATATAACTAAAAATAAACCTATTTATCAAAAGTATAAAGATTTATGGGATATTTGGTATGGAATGAATAAAGATATATTAAGTAAAAAAGAAGTTAATGGGAAATTAGAATGGCAAGCAGGACCCTTAGAAGAAAATGACTCCATATGGAATCATTTTATACAAGTAAGACAATCTGGTATTAGAGTGAAAAAAAATAAATTCTTTCCTACTCTAGTAGCAATAGTACAAACACCTATTTATGGAAAAGAAAAAAGATATATCACACCAAGAGAATGTGCTCGTTTACAATCCTTTCCAGATACATTTATTTTACCAGATAAAGATAATATTGCTTATAAACAATTTGGAAATGCGGTTAATGTTGATGTGGTATATAGAGTAATGAGTAAAACTTTAGAATTATATAAATGAATTATTCTTTTAGAATTATATAAATATAATATAAATGCCAATTTGGAATAATCCTAATTTTTTACTTTTACAAGATTACCCTTATAATAAAAAACAATTAGATGATTTTATAATTCGAGCATATAAAATGGGAAAAACTAAAGTAATACATAATAAAGATAAATATGTAGTTAAAAATGAAATAGAAAGAATTAAAAAATATAAGAAAATTAGATTAACAAAACCTATACCAACAAAAAATAATTTAAAAAAAAGTAAAGAAAATGAAAATAAAAGAATGAAAAATATTTTTAAAGATTTAGCAAAAAAATTAAAAAAAAATAAAAAAACTTTGAAAAAAAATACTAAAAAGAAAATAGTTAAATCTAAGAAAAACTAATATTTATTTTTTGAATAATTATTTGGGGAGAACAAAATACATTTCCTTTCCATCTTATTTCTATAGAATATTTTTTAATTCCATCAACTAAAATGTCATACCACATTTTTGCTGCTTTTTTATTAGGATATTCCTTTTTAACTAACTCTATTTTTTTACTATATAATTTTTCTTGTAATTTATCTAAATCAATAACATTTTCCCCATCAACTTCAAATACTTTATATGGAGTATTACTGGAACACAAACCTTCTTTGATTAAGGAAATTACTTTTTCTTTTTCAATTTCTATTGAATTATATAAAGAATCCCAATAAATATTTTCTTTTCCTGGATAAAATAAAGAATTTATTTTTTTTCTATCTTCCTTTTTAAATTCTAAATATCCTTTTGACTTTAAAAATTCTCTTTTAACTTTTTCTAATTCTTTTCCGTTCGATAATATTTTTTGTATAGAATAATTTGTTAAAAAAGAATCTTTTTGTGATTTAACCGATATACCAATCCAACTATTATTTACTAATTTCAACATAATATCTGATTTACAATGTATTTGTGATAAATTTTTATTTAATTTAGTTATCTCTGGAAAACAATTAGTATTTTTACCTAATAAATATACCTCCTTAATTTCACCAAAATTTTTCTTTTCTTTATTTATAAAACTTATATAATTATTTATTTGTTTTTCACTCCTAAAATTAATATCTTTAATATATTCATCCTTTTTTAAACATTTAATAGTTTTCACATTATTAATAATATCATCTCTATTTCCTATATTATCACATTTCAAACATACGGCAACTAATAACTCCGCAAAATTATAATCAACATTTTTTCTGTTAGTATTACTTATTGATATTATTCTTTCTATAGAATGACCTTTCCTTTTACAATAATTGCCTGTATTTGATAATATTTTTATACATGTTTTACATACCTTACCATTTTTCAAAAATCCTGGTTTTATTATTTTATTCATTAATTCTTTTATTAAAATTAAAATTTATTCAATTTTTAAATCATTTCTAGACTTATTAACATTCCAGACACTCAATCTCATAATTATTTTTCTCATAAAACTTTTTTCTTTTTTCTGCTTGTCTTCCAAATAGAGAAAACTTATCAACAAAATCAATTACTAAAGGAACAACTTTTCTATCTTCCTTTCTCATTCTAAGAATTCTTCCTACTGATTGTTCTATATTACTTTTAGGGGAAGCGAATATTAAAGTATTTAGTTCTTTACAATCAAAACCTTCACTCGCCATAGAATATGTAGCTAGCATAACATCTTTACTTTCTGATTCTTTCAAGTGTTCTTGTTTCATTCCTCCCAAATAATATCCCGATGTACAGAATTTAAGTTCTTCTAATTTTGTTTTTAAATACTCTAAATGTTTTCTTCTATCACTTAGTATTAATATTTTTCTTTTTTCCTTAATACATTCTTCTATTTCCTTTAGAATAATTAAACTTCTTGGTTCATAAGCACATATATTATTAATCATTGCAGGAGAATTAACTTGTCCCTTAAAATTAAATTTTATATCGCTATATTTTTCGTCTTCTGTATAGTATTCTATCATTTTAACTTTAACGTGTTCTTGTTCTCTCTTTTTAATTAAATAAACTATATCACCTAAAAACCATTCAAATACTTTAGATAATCCGTCTGTTCTTGTAGGAGTTGCGGATAGACCCAAAGTATATTGACAATTTACTTTAAGTAAAGAACGCGAAAATACCTCCGCACCTAAATGGTGACATTCATCATAAATTACCATACCAAAATCACTAAATACTTCTTCTTCATAATCTCTCATAGATATACTTTGTAACATACCTAATACTATATCACAACCTTCTATATTAATAACTTTACCTTGTATTTTACCTATTTTTGCGTCTGGTAAAAAGAATTCTATTCTTTCCTTCCATTGGTCCATTAAGAATTCTTTATGAACTATAACAAGTGCTTTTTTCCCTAAAGCAGCTAATAAATATAAAGCAATAACAGTTTTTCCAAATCCACAAGGAACAGAAATGATTCCCCCACCTATATCTTTAGCAACTTCTAAATATTTTTCAACTACAGGTTTCTGATTATCTCTCAAATCATATTTAAATTTTATATTAATAGATTTTCCATCTTCTATTTTATTAGTATCTAATTTACCTAAATGTTTAATACCATAAAATTTAGGTATATATATTTTTTTTTTACTTTCTAAATAAACCGGAAAAGGTTTATTATTTAGGTCATTGGCGTATTGATTTGGTATATAAGGTTTTACATATAGGGTTTTACATAGTTTTTTTAAATCTTGATTGCTAATATTTTCTTTATAGATAGTATATCCTTTTTTTCCTATATAATTGGATTTCATATATAATTATTTTTATATTAATTATTATAAATCAATTTTATTAGAATTAATATTTTTTTAATCGAAAAATAAAATCTATATATAATTTATAAAAATGAAAAATAACAAGAATAATATTATCGCTTCTGTTAATCATTCAATTAATAACATTAACAATAATGTTAAAAAAGTGGTCAGAAATGATTTAGTTGTTAATACCATTAGAGTATTATTAGTTATTTATGCTTCATTCGTTATTCCACAATTAAATGCCACACATTTAAATTATGTTAATAATACTATAGTAAGATTAGTTATTGTTTCACTTATTGTATATTTATCATTTATTGATATGGTAACCGCAATGCTTTTACTAATTTCTTTTGTAGTAACAATTCATACTAATAAAAATTATAATAAACAAGCAAAAGAAGTAAATGAAAATGACAAGAATTTTATTAACAAAATTAATAATTTAACTAAAGCACAAATAGAAAATTATGAAAATGAAAAAGAAATTGGAAATAATGTAAGTGGTGATAACTTAAAAACTGGTAATGTAAGTGGAAATAACTTAAAAACTGGAAATAATGTAAGTGAAAATAACTTAAATAGTAATGGAATAGTATCAACTTATGACGATTCGAGCGAAATATTAGGGACACAAAACAGTGTTCCAAAAGGATTTAATAATAAAATAGATACTAGAGCAGTATTTAATTCAAATAATAATAAAGAAAAATTAAATAATAAAAATAATGTAAATATTGTTGATGTAAATGAATCTATTAATAGAAATAATAAAGAACAACCCTCTTCTGAAACTATGACTGAAAGTTTAATGAGAGCAAAAGGATTTAAAGATGATCCAAACTCTCCAATGGGTTTAACTACTGCACAACACTTATATGACGTTTCGGAAAACGCTGTTCCGGGGGCGGATGTTAACGACCAAGTTAAAACATTTGAAAAACAATTAGGAATTCAAGGTATGGATGAAATTACTGGTCCAAATGCCAGAAGATATGAAGGATATCACTACAATAATGAAGCAGAAAGACCAAATTTAACTAGTGAAATGATTTTAGATAGAAAATCTGCTTAATTTTAACTCAAATTACTTTTTATTGTATTTACTGTAAATTTTATATTTATTTCAAATTACTTTTTATTGTATTTGCAACTTGATTTGCTTTAAAAACTGCTTCAGTAGCAAATTCTGCTCCTGTTAATTTTGCTATAAGTTGACTAAATAATTCATGTCTAAATATCATTTTAACTAAATAAACTGAAATCACTATAAGCATAATAAATATCACGAATAATAGATATTTTTTCATATTACCTGCTCTATCAGGAACCATACAATGCCCCCATCTAACTTTAGGGTTTTTTGTATAACACCATGGAGCACCTTCTAATCCCCCAGGGTCTCTACATTTATTATGTGGTTTCCATTTTTCATTTTTAGATTTATTGAGTAATCCATCTCTCGCAAGTGTTTTCGTATCAACATCCATTTCGTCAAATGTATAACCTGATTTAGATAAAATAGTATTTTTAGTAAATAAATTTAATATATTACCTTCGTGATGAACTTCATTTGAACCCCAATCTTGACATTCGTCACCTTCTAAAGTATATGTTAAATCTTCTCCTTGAAATTTAAAAATTATATCTTTTAAATTAATTTCTTTATTTAATTCTTGTAAAATAAAATCATTAATTTCTTTATTTAATTCTTGTAAAATAAAATCATTAATTTTAAATTTCTCTTCTTTAGATTCAATTAGGTCTAATAAATTTACATATTTAGAATTTTCATAAGTATCTATATGCCAACTTAATAAAAATAATAATAAAAGTTTATTATCTACTACGGATTTTAATTCATCAATATTAGTACCTATAAAATTATCAATATTAGTATTAATTCTATCATAAGTGTATTCTAAAGTTTTATCATTTTTAAAAAAAGTATTATTAGAATTTAAAACACTTAATTCCATGCATGCCTTTTCTACAATTGTATAGTAATCTTTTTCTATAATATTTTGTTTAATACTTGTTTTATCCATATACGTTTCAAAATAATTGATAGAATTATATTTTTTGGCATCAAAAATCATACTTGCTACATAATCATAATATTTATTAGAATCTTCTTCTTTTAAATCTATAATTTCTTGTAATGTTAAGTCTTGTTCTCCTGCTTTACCTAAATCATCCCAACCATTACTGAGTATTTCCAATTGGTCTTCATTTGAATTATAATCTTTATTTTGACCTCCATAATAACTATCTATTATCTTTCTAGCACCACTTCTATATTCTACACCAGACCTAGAATCAGTAGTTATTCTTATAGGAGCAATCATTTTATTTATCATATCTGCTTTGGTTTCCTCTTTTACGTCTTCTTCTTTTACTTCTACAGTATGATTATAAAATACAATTCTACCATTTAGAGGGTGTGTATTTCTATAACCAGACGGATTTCCTTCTTGTCTAAAAATATTTATATATTCCTCCATTATTTCAATTTGTTCTTCAAATACTATCCAATTAAATGTTTCAAAACAAGGAGGCATCGGCAAAGAACCCTCATATGAAAAAAATGACATTTTATTAGGTATTAAATCATTTATATTCCAGTCTTCACTTACGCGAATTTCTGTTATTTTATTTTCTTCATCCTTACCTATTTTATTCATTTTCTTAAAATTACTATTTGTTATAAACTGTGATATAAACTTATTTCCTTTTGTTCCTACATGTCCCTTCCCTTCTTTTACTAAAATACTAATAATAACACCTTTATTTTTTATAAAATTATTGTTATGTTCTCCTTCTTCTACGTGTGCGTGGTCTTCATCTAAATCTGTATCAATATGTGTTTCAAAACCTTTACCCTCTGGTAAAAAATCTTTTGATAAACTATGATAAAGATTTATTTCCATAACTGAACTATTACCATCTATAAGGTGATGACTCGGTGTATGAAAATATATTTTTTGTAAAGGTAATTTTTTATTATTAAAGGTTATAGAACTATTTTCATCCCAATCTAAATTAATTATATTTTGGTTATCCTTGGAAATATGACATTTACTCGGTTTATAATCAATACTTAATCCACACATTAAATTACAATCGTGAACCGATTTTGTATTTATGTTTATAGGTGATTGTTTTCCTTTCACTTTCACCATTTTACCTAAATTATTTAATTCATAAGAGTGACAATTACCTATTATATTATCTTCACTGTCTCTTGTTTCTTTATTCCATCCAATATTTATATTTTTTGTATTTCTTTTTTTCTCTGGATATTTAAAGTCAACCATATTAAAATTAATAAATATTTTATTTTTTTGAATTATAAGTTATCTTATTTAATCTATTTTATAATTATTATTTATACTTTACTACCCTGTAATACTTTTAACATTGGTTTTTATATTATTTACAGTTTGATTTGCTTTAAATACTGCTTCAGACGCAAAATTTGCTCCTGTTAAAGCAGCAACAATTTTACTTATAATTTCGAATCTAAATAAATATTTAACAAAAATTACGGCTATAACACCAACCATAATAAAGACAATTACTAGTATTATTCTCGCAATATATTTTGTATAATCGGGTTGAACACAATAATTCCATCTTTTTTTAGGATTTTTAGTATAACACCAAGGTGCTGCTTTTACATTCCCCGGATTTCTACATTTATTATGTCTAAACCATTTTAATGTTTTTTCACCGGTATCATTATCTAAATCAAATGCTTCTTGGTCTGTTAAATTCGTATCTTTATTATTTCCGGAATGTGATTTTAATAATCCATTTCTAATATGATTTTTTTCTGTATAACTTAAATTATCCCAAGTTTTACCATCTTTCTGAAAAATTTCTGGTTTTTCCCAGAATTTAAATAAAGAACCTTCGTAATGGACTTCGTTAGATAACCAATCTTGACATTCTTCATTATCTATAGTATGATCCATTTCTGGTCCAGCAACTTGAAGTTTAATAGTAAAATCATTTTTAGCACACCAACTCATAATATTTCCCATACATACTTCATATTTGGGTGTAAAACTAATTATCATACCTACCATTTTATTCCATACAAACATTTCCAAATCAGCATTTAATTTACCATCTCCTACCTGTCTATTCCATCCATTCACTAATATATCATTTTCACCTCTATTCTCGTCTGTCCATTCATCCGTCCCACTTGTATTATATAAAACAAAATTTTTAATAACTAGAGAATCATACTCATTACCTAATACTGTTAATTTCATTTTATCTCCTATAATAGTTGCCATATCTACAAAAACATTAGCTTCTCCATATTCACCATCCCTATCAAATAATAACTGAGCATTTTTTTTATAAAATTTAAATTGATAATAGAGAACACCCTCAGGATCAATCAGTTTAGATTGGGTTATATCTATGTCACTATCTTTATCTTCTTTATTAACCAGAGATTGAATTGGTAAAGTTCCTCTATCCCAATTATTATTTTTATTCCAATATTTTGGAGAATTACCAATTCTATCTCCGCCATTTTTTTTTGTTTCTTTTAAATTGTTTACATCATTTGGACTTATAATATATTCATATCCTGGGTAAGTAAGATTAAAAATTTCTGCTATTTTGACAGTTCCACTCCATAAAGTATTATTAAAAATAAACATATAATTTTGTTGAGATAAAATATTAGTAATTTGGTCTGGTTCTGTATATTTACCACTTAATGAAATAAAAAATCTATATACTTGTAATAATATTTTATCATATTCTTCAGATTCTTTTTCTTTATTTATATTATTACTTATTAAAATATCAGTACCTATATCGTATATTTTATATACTGTAGTTAATTTATCTGTAACCGATTCTATACTTTCATCATTCTTAATATAAGGGAAAAAATCTTCATATATTATATGTTCTGCTTTTACGGTTTCATCGTTATCTTCAGAATTATGTAATTGTTCACCCCCAATATCTTTATAAATTTTATAATCATATTCCGAATTAAACTCTAAATAATAAGTTTTATATTTATTTTCCTGTTCGGTTTCAAGGTATATATTATCAGTTGTTGTTAAAGTAATTAATTCTTTTAATATTCCTTGTATTGACGTATTTTGTTCTGGACTAATTTTTTGAAATTTATATGTAAATGTAAATTTATTTATACTTTCATATTTTATAAGTTTATTATAGTATAGTATAGATTTTCTTATATTATCTATTTTCATTAATTCCGTATTATTTTGCCAATATAAATTATTTGCATAATCTCCACTATTCATTGTTTCGTCCATTTGAACTTCGTTCATAGAGACCTCCGTGTCGTAAAACTTTTTAAAAATTGCTTCTAATTCATCTTTAAATTTTCTTTCGAACATACCTAAATAATCATATCCATCTGTATCAAATTTCAATCTTTTATAATAATTGTTTTTCTCATCTGGATTACTAATAGAACTAACTTTTGAAACAATAATTTTAGGAGTAATATCTGTAAATACTCCTTGCCCCCATTGATTCCACATATTTGCGACTTCTATAGCAGTTGATTCTTTATCTTGGAATGAACTTAAACTTCCTGTCCCAGTTGCGGAAGCTAATATATCATCTGCTTTACTAATATATTCTTTTGAACCTATAATATCGTCTTTCATATAATTCAATCTAACAATACTTAGTAAATCTTTTATTTGGTCTCTTTTACTTTTTTTATATTGTTCATCTGTTATCATTTCTACATTGGTTCTGTAAAATAACGAAGCGTCTTTTAAAGTATCTTTTTCTGTTACTGTATTTGTTGATTCTGTTGCTGATTCTATATCTAGCGGTGATATATATTCAAGAGTGATACAAATAGCTTTAATAAGTTCGAAAATACCACTTTCAATACTTTGTATATTATCAAATACGATTACATTATAGTCATGTTCTCCTTTCTTATATTCATACATAAAATATGATTTTCTTTTAGGTAAAAGTTGTTCGATATTCCAATTAGAATGGACGCTTATTGGTTCTTTGGAATTTAATTTATGAACGAATTGATTAAAAAATACATTTACTTCACTTCCCTTATGTTCTCCAATATTAAATAATATACAACTTACTATTTCACTCTTTATTCCTGCTTGTTTTGCTTCATGGTGATTATCATCTTCTTTTTGTTGTGAATGATAATGGAAATGTTTTCGCAAAGGAGATATATCTTCAACGTCATTATGATAATGATTATGGGCTATTATTCCTTCGCCCCCGTGATGTATATTTACCTCTAAATCAAATTTTTCACCGTCTACAGAATGTCTACTTGGTGAAAAAAAATAGATCTTATCTACCTCATAATTGGTATCACGATAATTTATAAAACTACCTTGTTCATATTGAATATATTTTTGGGTTGAATCTGTTTTAATATGGCATTTTTTATTAGACATATAATCAATAATAATTTTACATAATAAATTACATTGGGTTGCTGTATCGACAATTATATTTTTCTTATTTTCAATTGGAGTTGTCATATTTGTTTATAAACTTATATTAATAATAGATAATTTATTTTTTTTATTAACTTATTTTAGTTATTTAATTTAATAATGAAAACTTTTATTCTATTTTCAACATTTATACTAATAACAATATTTTATCTCCTATACAGAAAATGTTATTTAAATAAAAGTATAGAATATTTTAATAGTATAAGTCCTACACCTACATATACACCTACATATACACCTACACCTACACCTACACCTACACCTACATATACACCTACACCTACATTAATTTACTCAAAACCTTCATATACGAAAAAAAAAACTATAGATAACCAATATTTAAAATTAGAATTTATTTATCTTAATCCTTTGTATAAAGATTTAACTATAAAATTAAAAGATGGTATACTCGTAAAAGAAGAAAATGACTGGAAAAGTAAATTAGAAAACGAATTATGTACACCAGATGATATTAACACAAATACACCAAGTGCCAGTATAGATTCTTGTACCTGTTTAAATTTGGGTATAAATAATGAAAAAATATGTGGTAAGGAATATTCACGGTATATTTATGAATGTCCTAATAAGTGTTCTAGTTGTAATAAATGTCATACTGACAAAACACATAAATCATATATAGAATGTAAAAATATAGAAAATAAGAAAAAATGTAAATCCTATAAAGATAAATTAATATTTAGTAAAGAATATTATACTTCTAATGATAGAAAATTTATAGAAATGCCATTTTCACAAGAAGAAATTCCCAGTCCCAGTCCTAGTCCGGAAGTACCTAGAGGTTTTAAAAAAAAAAATAAAAGGAAAACATATAAAAAAATTGTAATAAGAAGTAACCAAGCAAAAAATATATTCAAAACAACATTAATTAATGATTTTATCAAGGATAATGATATACTACTTAAAATAAGTAAAAATGAAAATTATTATACAGGAAAAGAAAAAGTTGATATTTCATTAAAAAAAATAGTAATACAGAATCTATATTTTAATATGAAAACTATAGAATATGATATTTTTTATGAAGGTAAGGATGAAATTTATTTATTTATAGTTCCCAAAAAAAGACATGTTGGTAAAAATATAACTTTAACTATTAAGGGTTATTATAAATTAGATAAAAATTATAGTTTTGATTTAGAAAAAATAATTAATATTTACGAATATATTGAAAAAGCAGTAGATATAAAAGAAATTAAGCAAATAAATGAATACGAATCTTCTCTAGCTAATGATTATGTCAATAATTATTTAGGTGATTCCGAATTAGAAAGTCCTCACCTTATGCGAAACCCTAGAATTATAAATGATATTAAAAATAAACCGTTAGGGGAGTTTGAAAGAAAAGAAATATTAGATAGTCCTGAAACATGGGTAGAAAGAATTGATATTAATAGACCTTGGATTTCTACCTTTACAGAAGTATTTTCTGATATTTATGCTGAATATAACCAAAAGAAAGATATTTACAGTCCTTCACTTACAGAAAGTCCTAATCCATCTATCAGTCCAAATATAAGTCCTAATCCATCTATCAGTCCTAATATAAGTCCTAATCCATCTATTAGTCCTAATCCATCCGTCAGTCCTAATCCAAGTCCTTCCTAATAATATTATATAAATAACTTATATTTATTGTTAAATTTAAATCTTATTTTCTATAAAAATAAAATGTTTTCTTTATATTAATAAAATGGAAAATATATATAAGAATAATCTATTAGTTTTAGATAATTTGCCAATAGACGAAAGTATTTATTATACCAATAATACAATTTCTAGAGAAAATAGATATTTTGGTTCTATTAGATATGGAAACAATATAGATAAAATATTAGGAGTTGTCAATATTAGTTTTCTTCATTACTACAATATACTCTTAATTAATAATGAAGATATATCAAAAGAAGAAATTAAAGAATTACTTACTAAATCTATAGAAGGTTTAGAAAATTACAAAATTTATAGTCAAAATAATAATAGAGATACTAAAAAAATAAGTAATTTAATAGAGTTACATAAAAAATATTTAGAAGATTACGAAAATAATAGATTTGCTAAAACACAAGAAAATATTAAACTTATACAAGATAATATTAATGTTATAGAAGAAGACTTAACAGAAATAAAATTAGATGAAGATAAAAAACAAGATACTAATAATAAATGTAATTATTTTACTACATTATTTATAGGAATAAAAGATAGTATAACTGGATTTTTCATATCTATTTATAGTCATATATTTATATATTAAATTTACGGAGAAGGGTGTCCGGTATGTCTGTGTATTAGAGAACCTTCCGGATTTTCTATTTCAGTATGACTTGATTCACCCCCTATACTTGTATGCGAATGAATAGTTTGCGTGTCGTCTAATGTTATAGTATTTATAACACCCCCTTCATCTCTACAAAAACACCTATCGTCGTCACCTTGTAAACCTTTTTCCCCTACTTTACCTTTATTACCTCTTTCTCCTGGTAAATCTGTCATAAAATAATGGAATAATACAGTAGTTAAAATATTTAGTAAATTTATTAATACCAGGGCAATATACCAATTAAAGAATAACTTAAAAGAAGGGTCGTCGCTAATATTCGATCCATATCTAGTAAGTATTCCTACTACTACAATAAAAAATAAAGTAATTATGGCTAATATTAAAAACATTGTTTTATCAAGTTTCATTTATATTTATGAATTATAATTTTTTTTACCTATTTTTTTGATTTTATTTTTTTTTAAAAAGTATTTATGTTTTAGTATAAATATAATTTATCTCCTTTTGTTCTTTATCTTTATATACCATTCTTTCACCAGTAAAAAACTTCTTACATTCTTTTTTATGTTCTTCCTCATTATATATATCACTTTTTAAAACAAAACTGGAATCCTTAAATATATAGGCATAATTACTCATATTAGTATCTATTTTCTGATAATTCATCATTATAAATTGACAACCCCAATCTAATCCCTTTCCAGGTTCATAATTTATAGGTGTTATACCACTAAATATAGAATCCGTCTTTATTTCGGGTGAAAGAATAGTAAATCCACATTTATTATATCTCTTTAAGTCATTTCCGGATAATTTATGGAATTCTTCATTAGAATAATCCTCTATATCTTCCTCGGCATCCACAACTTCTTCGTGTCTAACATATAAAATTCTATACTGATTTTTATTGTTTTGTAATGTATAATTTGAAGCGCTACTATAATTTACAACTTCCTCTAAATTAGTATCCTCAAAACCTGTACTACTAAATATTAATACCCTCCCTTTACAATCGCCAATTGTTATATCATTTATATGGTTTTTTTCCTTATTAGGTGAATTATAAGCATAACTACTATCCAATAAATATTCCCCCAATATTTCATATATATATTTATGTACTTTATTCAAACACCTAACATTTCTATTAGTTTTAAGATTTAAATATAAAATAAAAGGGTCTTTATATACCTTTAAATCTTTTAAATTAAAAGCAACTTTCGCAATTTCTCTTAAAAATAATTTCAAATTAATACTATTTAATGTATATTTCCATTCCCCTTCTTCTTCTCCTACAGATACAACAGGTTCAACTTCTTCACCATATCCACTATTAAATATTTCTAATTCTACGAATCGAGGACCACATTTTAAAACTTCACTAAATACTTCTACACTAACATAATCAAATTTATGTAGCCCGCACACATAAGGTCTATAAGCACTTGCAATATAGAAATCCCTTAATTTTTTACTTTTTATATTTGTTATAGATAAATCAGTTAAATTTTGTTGTTTTATTTCATTGGTTCTATAAATTGCCAATTTAGCAAGAGACATATAAACTCTAAATATTCTGGATACTAATAGTATTGCTCCTAATAATAATATTCCTATTAGTAAAAAAATGAAAAATAATACTTGATTTCCCAATTTAGTGTCTTTTATTTCATCATTTGTTTGGTCTCTGGGAACTTTAATTTTCATTTTATTTGCGACATTATTCGCAACATTATTAACTTTTTCCATTATTTTGTTTTTCATACCTTCTGCTTTTTCTTTTAGTGCCATTTAACTTTTTAATATATAATTTTTTTATAAAAAGATATTTAATTATTAATATTTATCCATAAACATTTCATTCGTCGATATCTCAATATTTAGTTCTTTTGCTTTCTTCATTTTACTTGATTGACTTTCCATTGTTTCTACTATCAAAATATTAGTTTTTTTATTAACTATATTTTGTATAATTCCGCCTTCTAATTCTATTTTCTCTAAGATTTTTTTATCTCTTTTTCCAGTAATAACTATATTTTTGTTATTAAGTAATTTTTTTTTTTCTTTTTTCTCATTTGTTTTATCTTTTTTAATTACAATTTTTTTCTTTTTAAATTTAAGTTGATTATGTTCTAATAGGAATTCCTTTATTTTAGGTAGTTTTTCTATAATTTTTATAGATGTCTTCTCCTGTATACTAGGTATTTCATTTAACATTTCTATTGTTATATCCATATCTTCATAGAAAATATTAGGGTATTTATTAGTTATCTTCTTTAATATCTTATATCCTATACTATCTATAATTGAACTTCCTGCGATAACTTTTTCTATCTCTAATTCTTTATCAATAACATTATGTATACTATCATATATTTTATTGGCACTTTTCTCTTTAATACCTTTCAACTCGAGTAAGTCTTCAAGTCTAATATTCATTATTTTCTTGATATTATCAAAACCTGCTTCATACATTTTTTGATATAACCCTGGACCTATATGTTCAACTTCCAAAGTCTTAAAGAAAGTTATAATCCTTTTTATTTTAACTTCTTTATCATCATCCATATTTAGAAGTATAATTTCTTTATGAGTTTCGTTCCATTTATATTCAACTTCTGGTAATTGGGGTTTCGTTTTTTCTAAAACTTCAACAATCTTAGGTATTATTTCACCCCCTTTTATCATTTTAATTACTGCTCCTGGTCCAATACCATTTTTTACAATAAAATCTGCATTGTTTCCAGTAGCTTTTTTATTAGTTGTTCCGCATAATAATGTTGGTTCAATATTAACAATTGGTTTAAGTTTGCCGTGTTTACTGGCATTCCATTCTACATTAATAACTTTAGTTATCGCGAAATCTAAATCCATCTTGAAAGCGAAACTATATTTTGGATTTCCTTCAGTAGTTCTAGTATTTATATTATTATTCGTAATAATTACACCGTCTATTTCATAATTAGAATGTTTTTTTCTCTCTAACATATATGAAGATAAATCATTGAAATTTATTTTTTCCCTTATTTCATTTCTAACAACGCGAAAACCTAAATCATTCAGGAACTCCATTTGTTCTGAAGGCTTCATAATCGGTTCTATCAATTCATAGACAACGAAATCTACTAATTTAAGATAGTCTTCCTTTTTACTAAAATCTTTTTGATTAGACATTCCCGCAACAAAACTTCTAGGATTGGCGAATTCGTCTTTCACTTTAATATAATTTTCTTTTGATACTAAGATTTCCCCTCTTACCATAAAATCTTTCTTTTTATTTATTTTTTTTTTATAAATATTAACAAACTCCTGGATTTTACTAATATCTTTCCCTTCTTTTCCATTACCTCTAGTATAAATTTTTATATTATTACTCTTTTTATTCAATAGAAATGAAATACCGTCTAATTTATCAGATATTACTACTTCCCCTGGATAAGTCTTTATCCAATTATCTATATCTTTTTCGGTTTTCTTTTTATTCATACTACCCATATGAATTGGTAATTTTACCTTATCTTTCTTAATAGTTGAACCTATTTGTGATAGGAATTTACTATCCGGAAATTCTTGTTCTAAAATTGATTTAATTATATCGAAAACTTGATCCGAAATTAATATATTTCCATCTTCGGTATTATAATAATTATCAGAACATTGATAAAGTAATTTCTCAATATCTTCTTGTGAAGCACTATTGACAAATTGTATAGGATTTTGTTCTACATAATCAAAATTCATATATTCAATATATTTATATGTAATTAAATCAATTTTATTATTATTAAATTTTTTCTTTATTATTATATTTAATTATTCTTCCTTATAATAGGGTCTTTTACTAAATTAAAACAATTATTTTTTAATTCCTCCCAATTTTCATTTAACTGAATATTATGTATATGTATTTCTATTTCATTATTAAACCAGTTTAGAGGATTAATATTATCTTCTGTATCTATACAAACCCCTTTTATATAATTAATTGTTACAGGTATTATTGGTATTTTATTATCACTTGCTAATCTAAATAATCCAGACTTAAATTCCTTTACTATTTTATTTTTCGAAGGTTTACCTTCTGGAAATACTATTATATTTTCATTATTATTAATTTTATTTTTAATTATTTTTTTTACTTTGTTACCGCTATCTAAATTACCTCTATCATATGGCACTAATCTAAATGATTTTAAAAACACTTTTTCAAGATATTTTAAAAATGATAAATATTTAGGTAAATCTTTATCTGAACATAAATTAGATTTACAAATACAATTTGTTTTTTCAAATAAATTTATTAAAATTGGCAAATCATTGGCATTTTGGTGATTAGAAATAATAATATATTTTTTCTTCTTTAAAATTTGTAAATCACCTATAATATTTATTTTATTATTGAATAATTTATGTTCCATTGAAAATTTAATAATTTTTTTAAAAATTTTATAACTCTTCTCTTCATTTAATATAAAAGTAAAAAACATATTTATTAAAATAAGAATTATTAGTAATAATACTCTAATACTGTTTATAAAAACATTATTAAAATTAAATTTTATAAAAGACATAATTTATAAATGTAAACTTATTTTTTAAATAATTTATTTCCCAGTACTTCCAAAACCACCAGTTCCCCTACTAGTTTCACTAAGTTCTTCTACTAACTCAAATGTTATCGGTTCCAAATTAGGAGAGCAAATTTGAAGTAATCTAGTTCCTTTTTCTACTACATAATCACTTTCGCTATTATTATCAAAAAACCCTATTAAATGACCTCGGTAATCTCTATCAATAATACCGACAGAATTCGCAAGTCTTAATGGTGTTTTTATAATTGAAGAACGAGGAAAAGTAAAAAATGATAATCCCTTTGATTTATCGTCTGTTAATGCTTCACACGCAATGCCAGTATCAATTTTACCCATCTTTCCTGCTGGAATAGTAATATCTTCTAAAGTAAAGATATCTAATCCAGCATCTCCTTCGTGATAATTAGAATGGTTAATATAAAAAGGTTGTGCTTGTTCAGTGGGTTTAATTAGTAAATGCATAGTTAAATAAAAATATGGTATAAGTTTTAAATAAATTTTATAAGTTTTAAATAAATTTTATAAGTTTTAAATAAATTTTATAAGTTTTAAATAAATTTTATAAGTTTTAAATATATATTAACAATATATAACGAAAATGGTTAAATATAGTTGCGAACGATGTGGAAAAGAATTTTCTCAAAAATCTCACTATGATTCTCATAATAGACGCAAAACGCCTTGTGAAAATAATGCTGATAAAATTAAGGCACTTGTAGAT